GTTCCACTCGCAACCGCCATATTCAAAGTATTCGGATTTGACCTTGCCCGTTTGCCCGGTTACTTTGGTTACTATCCTATCGAGAAAGTCGTAGATGTAAACTCCCCGGCAGAAGGAAGCGGCACCTTTGTTAAATTCCTCCCAGTTCAGGTAGTTTTCATCGGGATAAATAAAGCCAACTACAACCGGGCCTTGAATCGAAGTTGATAAATAATGCAGAACCTGAAATGACTCATTTGGTCCTAATGTAAGAATGTAGTCTGTGATTGTGGCTTCAAGGACTACATTGCTATTATTAGGAAGAAATTGAGAAGCTACATAATCATCTGGTCCGGTGCTACCATCAGCCAAATAAATCTGAAATTTTATGGAAACAGTTATTCCTTGGCCAGAACTAAATTTGTCGGTAATACATTTTAGTTTTCCGTTTAGTATAAAAGTCCGGGTAAATGATGTATTGTTTTTAAAGATAACATTTGTGCCGGAAAAAGCTAAGCCAATAACATCAAATGAACTGCCAAATGGCCCTTTAAAGTCACTATTCTGCCAGTACAAAGGCCAAACATGGTCGGCTGAGCTTGTGTCTGTGGCAGTTGCTGATAACTGCCCGCAAAAACCCTTAATGTACAACTCCTGCGAATGCAGCGTAACCTGACCCAAATTAAACGGCCCGACATCAGTGCCATCCAACGCATCTTCATTCAGCAAGTCCAATTCGACATCCTGATTCCTGAGAAATGACTCCCGCCATTCGTCTTCAATTATGCTGACTTTCACCCCGTCTGAGCAACCGTCGCAGACCTCGGTTTCTTCATAAGTTGTAAAATCAATAAGCCCGTTAAACTGCCATTGGGTGCCTTCAAAAACGAAGTCGGATTCAATGCGGACATCGACTGAGCCGTTGATAAATTCATTGACAAAGGCAAGGCGAAGGATCCCGGCACCATTGGCCATCTGGGGCATCCGGTCTTGGTCTCCGGTAAAAGTTAGCCCGGTGGTAAACGATTGGTCAATACCATGCGATTCCATCCGCTTAATGGCGAAAATCACTTGGTCCCAACCGACCGGCTCATCAACTTGCTGATTGTTTAGGAAAAACCTGTAATTCATAGTCATAGGTTTGCGCCTCGTTTTTTGTTGAGGATTTTCGTAGTCCTATTTCCCTTAGTAACATAACGCTCCAATCCTCTTTCGGATATTTCCAAAGACTGAACTGGAATTGCTTTGATTGCCTGTGCAATCGGGGCTGTGTCGATTGCCGTCCATTGGTTTTGCCGATTCAGGAAAGTTGAATTGCCCTGCAACAACTCCCTTGTCTTCGGGGCGGTGATTACATCTGAACCTTTGGGCAGGTAGGTCATTGTGGCCTTGTCAGGGGTCAGGAATAGGCCTTTGTCGGTCCTTACCAACTCACGGCCTTGCTCACCAACAATGGCCGGACCGCCTTCAAAGTTTTCCACCCCTTTTGCAAATTCTGGTACTGGTTGGGCAAGGATGAAGCCAATCTGCAAGGCAGCAGATGCAGCGGCAATAGTGGCAAGCGGTGCCGTTACAACTCCGGCGGCATACTTGGCAATTATCGGGGCTGTGTTGAATATCACATTGGCAATGGCCTGCATTTGGTCAGCTTTGAATTGCTTAATCCGGGCTTCCTTTTCCGCTGCCCGCCTCTTTTCCTCAATCTCGGTAATTTTCTGCTGATTGCCGTCTGCCAGTCTGATTTCCTCATCGAATTGCCGCTGCTTTCGTGCAAGTTCATTGGCCGCATATTGGGATTGCAGGTTGAAGATTGAGTTTACCGTCATTTGGGCCATCTCGATAGTCATCCTTTCGGCCTCCTTGCGCATTTCAATTTCTTTCTGAATTTGCTCATATTGCTTGGCCTCAAATCGGTCTGTTGATTTTTTCAATTCGTCATTTTGCTCGTTGTTTCTTTTTACAACACCATCCATTGCCCTTTTTCGAATATCGGCAATTTCTTTTTCAGTCTTTTCGATTTGCTTTTTTCGCTCATCATCAGACTCTTTTTGAATTTTGGCCTCCATTTCCTTCATATCGCTTGCAGCCTTTTCTTTTTTCAGGCGGGTCAGCTCAATCTCGTCATCAGTTACCGCAAGTCCTTTTCTTTTATACTCAATCTGCAATTTGTAAAGGGCATCAAAGTAGGCCACATCAGCGCCAATTATTCCAACTGGGTCATTTCTGAGGTCGGCCCTTAATTTCCGGATTGCGGTCTGCGTGTCGAACATTTTTTCCCTCAGAGCAAACATATCTTTGAGTGCTTTCAGCTCCTCTTTTGTCAGCTCTACACTTTCCTTTTGAACCTTTGCGGTGTCTTCGGTGGTTTTCAGGTTGGCATACATACCATCCCTAAACTTTTGCTGCATGGTAATCTTATCGGCCAACTGATCCACCATAACTTTTTCCAAGTCGCTCATCTCTCCATCAGCGGCAACTATATCGGCCGTCAGTCGGTATTGCTCTTTCAGCTGCCTGATTTCTGCATTCTTGTTGTTGATTGCAATTTTTAAGGCCTCCTGCGATAGCTTCATGGATTGCTGCATACCCTTATCAAACATTGCCGTACCCGGGTCAATCAGGCCTTTCACCCGGTCAAAGTTATTTGCCCAAGTATCAAAGAAACTCTTAATCCGGCCCTCATAAGTCGTACCGAGGGCAACCATCAGTGAATCCAATGCAGCCCCGAATTTGTTTTGGCTTGCTGTCAGTGTATTGATATTCTTTGCGGCCTCTGCACCAAAGGTCTTTTCTAATTCAGTCGCAAACTTTGGCAGAAATTCAGCACTGATTACCTGACCTTGTTGCAGCATCTTATTCAGTTCTGCGGTAGTTACTCCCATTGATTTGGCTGCCAGATTAAAGGCACCCGGCAATCTTTCGCCGATTTGGCCCCGTAATTCTTCTGCCTGCACGGTGCCTTTACCCATAATTTGCCCGAGGGCAAGAAATACCCCCTTGGCATCGTCCGTACTGAGGCCCATTGCTGCAACCGCTTTTGTAACTGCCAGAAATTGCCGATTCGTTTCATCGGTACTTTGGCCGGCCATTTTGGAACTGGCTGCAAAAGTCTTGTAACCTTCGGCAACCCCGAGCAAGTCCAATCCAAGGCTGGATGCAGTGCGCCGGATGAAAGCCATTGATTTTTGACCTTCCTCAATTGAGCCGGATGCAAAGGTGATAGCCTTTTGAAGTTGCTCGAATTTGGCCGTAATGTTGATTACCTCTTTTCCGAAGGCCACTATTGCGGCACCGCTGAAAGCTATACCTAAAGAGCTGCCAATGCTGTTGATGGTGCTGCCAAGGTTTCCCATACTGGACCTTGCAGAATTAACCCCCTGACTGACCTTTTCAGCCCCGGCCTTGCCTTCGTTGCCCATCTTTTGGAATTGAGCCGTCAGCCTTTTGGCCTCAGCAAGTGCAGCCTGCTCATCTTTTGTCAGGTTGGATAACTTGCCTTCAAGTTGAGCCAGCCCGGAGACATCCCCGAGTTTATAATTGACTACAATGTCGTTAGTGCTAATCGTTGCCATGCCGTTTGTTTTTCGCAAAAATACCCTTTTGATAATTAGGATAATTGCAAAAGTATTTCCATAAAAAAACCACCCGCAAAACAGGTGGTCTTTCAATTCAAAGTTAAAACAAAATGGACCTTACTTTTTTCCTTTCAGCATCTGGATCAGTTCTTCTTTAACAACATTGTGCTTCCAAATAGCCATTACTTCCAATTCCTGATAATCTCGAATAACTCCTTTTGTGAGTCTAATAAGTTCTGCAATTCTGGATTTATTTCGCCGGGTGTACTCAGCATAGTAACTACTTCCAGATGGTGGATTGCCTTTATTGCCTCGGCTCGTATAAGCGTTGCCAAATTCTGCTCCCAGTCTTGCAAAGAGGGCAGAAAGTTTAGAATTGGCAGCTTCAAAAAAAAATCAGGGATGTCATGGCTTTCAGCCCAGTGCTTTGCCTTTGCCACGCCATATTGATAGTTATAGGTAGTAATATCCTCGGTCTCATCGAAGTAAAGGACCGTTGCCAATTTCATGCGCAATGTCAGATTGGTCGCCAAACCAAATCGCTCTTTTAGGTGGCTATTCAGCACCGCCAACTTTGCCAATAGTTGTTCTTTGGTCTTGTTTTTTGGGTCAGTCAGGACTGAATCAACGGCCTGAATATGCTTCTGCAGGAATGCCGGACTGATTCCCCATTCAAGTTCTTCATAGATGTCCAAGGCAGCATTGGCCCGGGTGTAAGGGATGTATGGTTCGGAAATGAACCGAAAGAAATGAACGCTGCCCGATGTAAAGGCATATTCAATTTTATCAGCCCATTCCTTTGGTGCGTTGCCGTTGTACTTAATCGGCAGGGGCAAAATATCGCCCGAAGGCTTCGTTGGCGGCATAGACCCAACCGAAGCCGTGCGGGACTTGCCAAAGAGTGTGAATAAGTTCATTTTGTTTCGTAATAATGTAAAGTAGAAATAACCAAGGTGCCATGCAGAATGGGCATCGGCCTAATGGCTTCTCCAAGTGGTAAGGCATTCGGTCAATTAGCCGGCCGTACCATTTGAGATAAGGCACATTGTCTAATGAATAGGCAAAGAACCATGCGAAGAAAGCGGTGGAGATGGCTGCAAATATCATCGTTTGCCGCCTCTGGTTCCTTTTGGCCTTTTCGTGCCGCAGTTACATTTATTTTTCATCTCAGTCAATAAGTTGCTTTGCGATTACTTGCCCAACACGGTACTTTCCGCATTCGTCAAGAATGATAATCTCATCGTTGCTGTTTTGCGCTCTCGCCCGGTACTTGCATATCAAGCTGGCAGGATCAACCCGGTAACAAGTGAATTCTCTGTACTTTGGCTTTTGAGTGCAGCCAACTGACATGGTCAGGAGTGCAACTGCGATTACAATTATCTTTTTCATGTTATTTTGTTTTTGCAAATGTATAAAAAAACCGCTTAGCACAACCAAGCGGATTTTTAACCTGTTATTCAAATCATTCTGAAACAAAGGGATTCAGTTCGCCAACTGAGTCAGAGTATTGGCCGACTGAAAATGCTATGGTGTCGTATGCCTTGCCGTTGTACTGCGACAGGATTAGAGTTTCTTCGGCATCAAAGTATTGCAGTAGGTATTGCCCGGCAAAGGGATTGAACCACGCTGCATCAATCAGGGTTAGGTCAGTCAGGTCGATTAAGGCCTTGCCGTTTTCAACATCCAGTATCAGATTCACCATCATGCCCTTGCCATTGGTTATCTGAATTACAATGGTTTCAGATAAATAGCCCGGTGGAACATGGATATAAAACAACTCCATGCAATCGGGCAGAAGGGTGCAGACTTTCAGGATATTCTTGCAGCAGCTCATGGGGCAAAGTTACTACTTTTCGCAATTTTGTCGCCAAATTCTTGCAGGCCATATTCAGCAACTATCTGGTAAAAGTTAGTTGTCAGGTAGTAGCGCAAGGCATCTAGACAGTGGCCGATTTGTGGGTTTTCCTTCTTCCATGCATCCAGACTGCCATCGTTGTTTATCCGGGCCGCTTTTAAGTCCGCTATCAATTCAGGCATAAAGGTAGCTGCAAAGGTGCCTTCGTTATGGTCGTGCAAGGAGAGTAGAACCTTGCCATGCTTCAGCACCAGATTCGTGTGCAAGCGGCTGGAAATGTAGCGTGGATTGGCATTGGGTATGTGCATCTGGTAAGTCGGATCAAGATGCAGGTAATTGGCTATTAGTTGATAATTGGACTTGTTGTCGCTTGTCGCCTCATTCGCATTTTTACCGCTTCGGTCCCCGTTGATATGATATTCGAATCCCGGATATTCAGCTAATATGGTTTGGCACATGGCTTCCAAGTCGTGCATCCGGTAGACCTTCAGCACATGGACATTGCAGTAGTATCGGTCCTTTGGTGCGTTGATAGTGTGCTGTGCGACAAGGCAGGTATTCCCGCCGTTGGCCGAGTTGAAGTCAAAGGAAAGGTAAAGAGGCATCCCGGGCTTGGCTTTGATTGCACCCCGGAAGACATGAATATCCTCGTCAAATTCTTTGGCAAACAGCTTTTCCTTATCCCAGATACCCCAGTGGCCGAGGGCATAGATTTCGTACATCGTCTCATTCACTTCCCGGAGGGCTTCCATGCGAGTAATGTAGTTGGCATCCAGAAAAGACAAGGCATCCCGGTAGGTACCATGCAGCCTTAGTATTTGGTCCTGCTCCGCTTCCGGCACCTCATCAAAGAACCTTTTCTTTATCCAATGGGTATCGCTGACCGGGTTAAAGGTCAGGAAAAACCGCTTTTGGTGATTGGACTTGCCCCGCAATCGAAGGGTTATCTGGGTAAAGTCATCCAGAAATAATTCGGTCGCCTCTTCAATCCAAATGTATTTCGCCTGTGAGAGCGATTTCAGCTTTTCAGGGTCATCGCAGCCGAGGAAAACTATCTTGTTGGTACCTGAATGAATCTCCATATAACCGGGTTTGACCTGCAGAAAATGGTTTATACCCCATTCGTTTATTTTGTTACGAAAGTCGGCAAATACTGAGTTCCGCAGCGTTGCGGCAACCTTCCTGATGACAAAGAAGGTCTGGTATTGGTTTTCGGAGTGATTGCAGATTTCAGCCAAAAAGAGCTGAATCATGGACTGGCTTTTACCCGAGCCGCTGCCGCCCCAAAGGATATTGAAGGTGTTGGGATTGATTACTGCGGGCAGGTACTTGTGCTGCCAGAGTGCCGGGTCTGAGAGGTCAAGAGTCTGCAATCGGTTTGGGTTTGATTACCGTTACCATGCTGCCGGAAAGGTCCACATCTTGCTTTGGCTTGCCATACGCCCGGTCAAGTAGTAGTTCGGCGGCCCGGACATCGCCCCGCCTTGCCCGCTGCTCAAGTGCAGAAAGTATGGCCTCTGCGCTTGTTGTTCCATTGTCGGCATTGCCTAATACCTTTGCCAGCAACTCTTTAAGGTCGGGCAATTTAGGACGGCCTTTTGGGTTTCCAGACTGGCCTTTTTTGAACTTAGTATGGTCTGGTGGAACTTTATACATAATCCCTGATTTTTCCCTGAAATTTTAAGGGCAATCTTGCGGCCCTTATCTTACTTCTTTTTTGCTGCCTTCTTTGCTTTCCGAGCAACCGACAAGGCAATTGCAACCGCTTGTTTCGTTTTCATTTTCGGATGGCGCTTCATTTCAGTCTTAATATTCTTGCTGATTGATTTCGCTGAATAGCCTTTTTTTAATGGCACGGTCGTAGGGTTTGTTTCGGCAAAGGTACGAAAGAATCAAAATAAAAAAGCCCCCTATCCGGAGGCTTTGAAAATTACCAATAAAAAAAGGCACAAAAAAATTTTGCGCCCTTTTCGATTTTCTCTTATTTAACCAATTTCAATGTATTCGCAAAACTATTACCTTTTCCCAATTATCAGCATGGCCGCATCCCTCATGTGGTGTTCGCCTTTCAAGGTCTTTATCCCGGTCAGCTGTTCAAAGTATTCCGGGCTTGTTTTTGTTATCCGGTAGTTAGGAGTCACCATGCGATGCGGGTACCGCCTCAGTTGGCAGAACGCTTCCCATTCCTTTGAGTAGGCTTTCACATAGCCCACGCCTTGATCCTTTGCCTTCGTCTGAGTTCGGGCATGGTAGGCCGTCTTTATCGCCAATCGTGCATCTTCAATTGTTAATTCAACATCCCAATCGTTTGCCAGTTCGATGACGAAAAACATCGCTTCGATGTTAGACTTGAACTGATAAACATTCGGGTTTCGGATTCCGGCTTGCAGCGTTGCAATTCCGCATGTGCTTCCCGGATCAACTCCTATAAATATTTTAGGTCGTGCCATTTCGATTTTAAAGCCTATCAAGGAAAGTTTGAAGTTCAAGAATTACCTTATCGGCTGTCTTTTGCTCATCTCGCAAAATCTCCCGGTCAGGTCCAAGAATTTCGTCGCAAATTTCGTAAAAAGTTTTTCGCAAAAAAGATGCACTTCTTCGGTCCTTCAGCGCATTCAGGTAAGCAACGGCAAAAGGCCGGATTTGTGTTTTTTGTTCTGTTGTCATGATTAGAAAATATTAAATTCATTTAAACCATTGGATGTAATCGGCTTTGGAAACTGGGTAAATTCAGGGGCTTGCCTTGCGTGGTAATCCGCGAACCGCATCACCTTGTTTTCAAACCTAAGCGCAAATTCACCAACCGAACCATGCCTGTTTTTGGCAAGGCTACCGACCGCAAGGCCATCAACTGGATATTCTTGATTATCCACTAAAAAATTCCCGGTCAGGCCGTAGTATTCAGGCCTCATGAGGAAAAGAACTTGGTCAGCATCGGATTCAATATTTCCTGATTCTCGCAAGTCTGAAAGCTGCGGTATTTTATCGGACCTCTTTTCGACCTCTCTATTAAGAGAAGAAAGGCAGACCACCGTAATGCCTAATTCTTTTGCAATTGCTTTTAAAGTAGCTGAAACTTCGCCCATCTCTTGGTCTCGATTCAAGTTTTTAAAGTTCAGGTTGCTCCCGGAAATCTTTTGCAGGTAATCAACAAAAAGAATCTGAATGCCAAACTTTCGCTTCCAGATGTGTGCTTTGGTGCGGATGCTTTGAACTCTGATTGTTGCCGGATCCGAAATGTAAATCGGCAGTTTTGCGGCCATCCCTTCGTAATGGGTAAGTCGCTGAAGGTCGTTATCGGATAGCGTATTGCTATTGCGCAACTTGATTGCCTCGACATCGGATAAATTGCTCAGAATCCTTTGAGTGATTTGTTCGCCAGACATTTCAAGTGATACGACCCCCACCGGGATGCCTGCCATTGACAAGGTTTTTATGGTGGTGGTCATCCAACTTGTTTTACCGCTTCCGGGCCTGCCACCGAGAACCCAAAAATCAGTTGGTACAAATCCACCCGTCAAAGAGTCCAAAACCTTTGACCCGGTCGATATACCACCGCCACCGTTTTTGATTTTCCTTGCCCGGTTTTCCCTTTCGATTTCAATGCGTTCCTGCATGGTCAGGTCGTTAGACTTGAAATTGTTGGTCATTACATCAGACACCCCTTTTTGGACAAATTCGGCAACCTCGAAAATATCCTCTTTTTCGTTTAGGCTTTTGGATAGGCCTTCAGTAACGACTTGGTTAATTTTACCCCGTATGTATTGCTCGAGTAGAATCCGGGAATGGACTTCAACATAAGCAGCCGTTGAAACCTTCATGGCCAAAAACCCAAGTTGTGTTGCGCCTCCGGCTTGTTCGTAGGTGCCTTCTTTTCTCAGGGTTTTGGCCAAAGTGATGGTATCAATCTGAATTCCATCGGCTGACATTTTTTGCAGCGTTTGGAAAAGAATTTGATTTGCCGAATTGTTAAAGCAATCGCAAGTCGGCAAAATATCCAATGCCTTTATTAAGGCTTGGTTGTCAAGAATCATTGCTCCTAAAACTGCATATTCAGTTTCAAGGCTTTCATCGTAAATTGGTTTTGCTGTCATGGTCTGGATCGGGGGTTAATTTTTGTTTCTGTTTGATAATTTGAAAAGCCGGGTATGGCCGGATTGTTTTGGTCCTTTATTAGCCAATTGCGCAAGGTTAGGTTTACGCTGACATAATCAAGTTTGGCTTTGTTTTCCATTGCCATGAGTTTGTTTTGAATTATATCAATATCAAAATCAGATGCTATTTTTTGTGCTTCTTGAAAGGTTAGTTGCGTTTTAAGTTTAGCAACACGAGGGCAGTTTTGCTTTATCCAATTTTGAAGAGGATGAACTGGTTCAATTATTTTTGAAATCTTTTCTTTAGGTTTTTCTTCTAAACCTTCTTTTCCTATTTCCTTTTCCTTTTCCTTATCCTTTTCTTTGACCCTATCCTTGACCTCAATTTGAGGTCTAAATGAGGTCAAGATGACCTCTAAATCATTACCATCTGAAACATAGAGGTTTAGGTTTTTTATTATGCTTTCATGCAGTCGGTTAGTAGGATTTAATGTTTGCCCATATTGAAACTTAATAAAGGTTTTTAAATACCATCTTTCACCATAGGGAATGATTCTAATTTTATCTCGATTTGCCGTTTCAAAAAACTGTTCCAGACTAAATTTTTTTCCAACAATATATTCAAATCTTTTACGATTAACTCTCCAAAAACCGGAATGATCGCAAACATCTTTAAGGTAAAACCAAAACAGTTTTTCCTCTATACTAAGGTCAAGAAACCAATCTTCTTGCCAAATTTCGGTATCCGTGAATCGCTTTGCCATATCAAAACCTTTTTCTAAGTGAATCCCTAAATGCATAATACAAATCGCTTAGACTGGCATTTTTTTTCTCTTTAAGAAAAAACTCATCATAAATCTCTCGTAGAACATCAACGACATCGCTATCGGAAATTGTATGGCTTTCTAAATCAAATTGAATTCTATGCAAAAACATAAAAACCATTTTTGCTTTCAATTCTTCCGGCAATTCAAATGATTCAAGAGCATAAGCCAAATAGGTTGTTGGCAGGTTGGAAATTGGTATTCCCTTGTACTTTCCAAATGGGAAAACTTCGTAATTCATTAGTAATTAGTAATTAAAAAAAAACCCCTGCCTGCCGTTCAGGGTAGCGGACCCTACTAGGCAAACAAGGGAGTTAAAAAGATTTTTTTACTCAGAGCCGCTACTCTCTGGTCTTTCGACTGCGCAAAGTTAAAAAAGTTTTTGGAAATAAAAGACCCTCCAAAAATCAGAGGGTCTTTTATCGCTTCACTTAAAAAAATTATTTTAACCTAATGGCCTGCTCTTGTGGTAAAATGCGTTACTTTTATCTACAATTAACCTACTATTTTCATCTCTTAATTCATCAACCAATAAAATCAAATCTGCGCACTTTTCTCGCATTCCGGAATAATTTTTTTTCATCTCTTCAATGCCTTTAGCCACCTCTTTTTCAATTTGATTTTCAAAATATTCAGCTTCTTTTTTATACTTACTGCACACACGATTGAGGCCATCTAATTCTTGATTTAGCAAGCTGTTTTCTTTTTTTAGCCCGTATTGTTGTTCCTGCAATTTTTCAAGTTCTTCTGACAAACTTTTGACCTTTGATTTTTCCTCATCCAACTGAATTGTAAGTTGTCTTTTTTTCAATTTCGATTCGATAAATCTTTCGGCAAGGTATTGGATTATCTCTTTATGCAGGGCTTCAGTATGAAGGTTTTTACCTTCATAATTGACGATAAAATAATCTTCGGCTCCTTTGTCAACGACTACAAAGCGGCCAAACTCAAGGCCAACTTGTACTTCAATTTTGCTGATCTTCATTTGTTTTATCTTTGTTTAATATCGCTTTGTACTTTTTCCCGTTTTCCAAAACCTCAATCAACCTCTTCAGGCAAGCCAATTCCGCCTCTTCGTAAGATTGAAACCCAAGTACACCGCCAATGTCCTGAATGTCGTACTCATAGACACCTCTACTGTCGTAGGTATCAACAGTCCGAAATCTAAGCCAACTATGCTTTTCCCGGATCCACCGGAATGCATCGGAAAAGCTGACATACAAAGTAGGAGTTTCCATACCCAACAAACGCAGCGAAACAACCTCATTCAAAGGCACCCGGTCTAATAAGTTACTCATAATGCTTCTTTTTCAGGAAAATCAAAAGCGTTGAGGTGGTCCAAATACAACTCCAATTCGGCATCTTCCATTTCAAAAATCTTCCAAACCAGTTCAATCAGGGCATGATTAGTTGATTCCTCGACCACCGCAATTTTCGGGCCTAATGACTTATGAACTGCCTTTTCCATCTCCATAGCCGATGCCATAAGCCTGTTAAAGTGCATCTTCATTTCGTTCTTTAGAATCTTATCACCGTACTTAATTACGGTGCCGGATTCGATTACACCCTTGACGAAAAAGAAAAACTTTGTGAAATCTCGCATCAATCCAAATTCTTAAACTTTGGACCCTTCTTAGCTTCTTCCAGGTTCTTTGCCAACTCCAGATTTTTGGAATTATCAATCAACATCAGCCTGCCATTTTCAAGTTGGATGTCCTGAAACTTGCGCAAAAGCAAATCCCTGCGAACTAAATGGTACCTTATATTTGAACTCATGTTTTCGTACTTCCTGACGAAGGCGAGAACCGAGATTGGTAGATTCGTAAAACTCATTTTCAAAAATATTTTTGCAAAAGTAAAAACAAGACTTTTAATTTGCAAAACATTTTCAGAAAAACAAATGGATAGTCCAAAAAGAAAAGTAATCGAACTCGTATCGGGGATGCGGTTCGGTGTCGGTGTCGGTAAGTTCACCGTTGAAAAAGTGACTGAAGAACTTTGTCAGGTATCTTACAATCGGAAAGCCGGAAGCGAGGTTGAATCGACCTTTTACATTCAGCCCGAGGCTCTAAAAAACCTCATTCAGATTGAGGAGACAGAGAGGCTTTTGAAAAATGCAGAGGAAAAAGCCCGGTATTGGAAGCAGGAAAGGAATGACTGGCACAAGCCCAACATGGAATACCACATTAAACTTTACAAGGCCGAAAAGTTAGCGCAGCATTGGCAGGACGATCGCAACCGGGAAACCGAAAAACTGAAAGAGTGCCAAAACCAAATGAAGGCTCAAGAACTTCTGCATTTGGATAGACTCAACGCCAAAGGTGCATACATTGATGACCTCAATAAGCGTTTACTGGATCTCAACAAAATAGCATACGAAAAAGACGATGCGGTGAAACTTGCCAAAAGAGAAATCAGGGAGCTGGAAGAAGAACTTGCCGCAGCCAAAAGGAAATACCGAAAGGATATGTTTTTGGTAGGCTTGGCCAATGTAATTTTCTTCCTTGGATATGCCGTTTATATCGCTTGCTTTGTATGAACCTCGGAGACTTTAAAAAACACATCGAGGGCTTCCCTGCCGGAACCGAATTCAAGTTTGGCATTTCTGAACCTTCAATGTGCTGTTATGTGTCTGTAATTTTTTTAAACTTTTGTGCGTGGATTTTGTATTTCGGATTTATTTTAGTAGTTTTGTATCTTAAAATATAAAAATATGGCTAAAAAGCAAAAAACAAACGACAATATTAAATTGGTATTGGAAAGTCCAACAGGTAGTCCAACAAGAACATACGGTTATGAGATTACTCATTTTGATAGGCTTGGTAAAGAAATTAAAGTAAGCCCAAAGGCTAATGCAATGTTTCATCCAAAAGGCTATAAAACAGAATTTTATGTAGATAGTGTAAGCGTTGTTATTGGGATTGGAAATAATCATACAGCAGATTTGGTAATGAGCAAATTGGCATGGGATGATTTACAAAAAGGTGCAAAGGTAAACATTGAAACAACCGAAGATTTTAAAAAGAAGTATATCTACAAAAAATAATTTCTCTTTTTGATACTTTGGGAAATTTACCCTTCGTTACTGCAAAGCGAAGTAAAAACATAAGCAGTGATTAATCTCTGAAATAAAAGGGAACGGTTTTAAGTAGCAGATGCCCTTCTTCACAAATCAAAATAAATATGGACACAAAAAAGTATGATGGAATGGGAATATTCCAAGAAGCAAAACAAAGAAACATTGATGGTATGGGATACCGTGCAAGACGTTTCAAAATCCTTTGGCAAAGTAAAAAATGCAGTTGGCAACACTTAATGATTGAGTGGGGTATTCGATGGTCAGACCAATGGCAATTACTACCAATTAGAAATGTAAGCGACAACTGCCACCGTGCAATAATGTTTGGGTTTTGGAAACTTCATTTAACGGTATCTTATGCTCGTTCAGGTTATTTTAATCAGGATAGAAAATTATTCCTTCGTAAAAAACTATGGAAGTTCTATCAGTTGGTTTCTTAGGGTTGCCGGTAACGTTCCGCAGCTATACGCAGTTGTGCGTTGGATTAGAGCGTTGGGAAAATTGCGTATAGGTGCTGTTATATGAAGTGCCGACTTATTTAGCACTAAACTTGAATTGAAATACTAAACAGAAAAACAAAAAGAAAAAAAGCGATGGAAAATAAAAAAATAATTTGTTGGTGGAGTGGTGGGATCACATCGGCCGTGGCCTGTAAAATTGCATTGGATTTATTTAAAGATAAAAACGAATGTAGGGTGATAATGATTGATACTGGCAATGAGGATGAAGATACATACCGATTTAAAAAGGATTGCGAAAAATGGTTTGGACAACCTATTGAAGTGATTACAGAAATAGGAAAGGATTATGAAAGCATACAAGATGTTTGGACTAAACACAAATCTTTAAATGTGGCTACTGGTGCAATATGCTCAACTCAATTAAAACGAAGAGTACGTGAAAAGTGGCAAGATGTAAATGAGTTCGATTATCACGTGTTTGGTTTTGAATTTGAAAAGAAAGAGTTTAATAGAGCATTAGGATTGCATAAGAACCACCCGAAAGCAAAAGGAATTTACCCTTTAATGATGATGGCTTATGATAAAGACGATTGCCTGAAAATTGTTCAAGATGCGGGGATTGAAATACCCAGAATGTATCGCTTAGGATTTAGAAATAATAATTGCTTTAAGACTGGATGCGTTCAAGGAGGTATCGGCTATTGGCAAAAAATGGAACGTGATTTCCCTGCTAAATTTGAAGCAATGGCAGAAATGGAACACAAGCTTACTGCTTTGCGTGGTGAACCTGTAACGATGCTGAAAGACCAAAGCAATGAAGCAAAGAAGGTTGTAGAAGAAACTGGTGTAAAATGGAAGCAATTTATATTTCTTAAAAAGCATCCTGAATATCCTGAATTGAAATGTTTGAAAGATATGAAGCAACAAGAGGTAAAGCCTTTATTTGAATGTAACGGTTTTTGCGGAACAAATGATTTGAACACAAGAATTGAAACTGAAAATGAAATTAACTTTGACACACGAGATATTTAAAAGTGCGTTGGCTTTTTCTTTTTGTTTTTCCTTCACGGAACTTCAATTGGAAACGGTCAGTAAGGTATTTCATATAACGGTTCTCGGCTTTGCGTTAGTGCCGTAATTGAAAAACTAATGCTCACTTATAAACAAAAGTAAAAATGAAAGACGAAAGCTCAACACAAGTACCAAAGCAGGCATTACGCAAAACCGATGTTATATGCTGTGGCGTTTTGGAACGGATGCAACTTGGATGGATGAAACTTGAAGATGGTACAAGGTGTCTGCCTTACATCAAAGGTCATTCAGATGAAAATATGTATAGGGTAAACAACTGCCCTTCTTGTGGTAAATATGTTAGGGATGTGATGGTTGAGCCATAGCATATAACGTATGGGTATTTGCGAAGTTGCCCTTGCAGATACTTCAAATTAAGCACAAATGTTGATGGGCAATTTTGCAAATACCTTGTTATGGGTAGTGCGGTTAATTTAGATAAAACTTAAATATGGAAAACAAAATTTTTGCCGTTAAAAGGCTGACAAACTTTAGAGAAAAGGAATACAAATGGTGGAGTGTGATTGACTGCGGAGAAACAAAGGTAGGTGGCATGACCGTTGGTAATTTTTGGAATAACCATTTTAAAAAGAATGGCAGAACTTACAGATATTATGCTGAATTATTTATGCCACCTGCCGACTTAATGGAATGGCAAGAAATAAGAACGATAGATAAAATGGTTACAGTAGTTGATGCCAACGGAAATGCTTTTGAAGGGTGGGAAGATAAGGAAGATGGAGGATTAGAAGTGCTGATAAAGTTTGCGAAGTTGCTCGGCAAAAATTTGACTATTGATGAAGTGAAAGTTTTAATCGGAGCAGAAAAGTAGCATTACCTATAACGAGCAGGGCTTTGCGATGTTGCCGCTCCGAATGTTCAATAGAATTACTAATGTTTAAATTATATACAAAATGTCAAAAGAAGCACTAAACGGCAATATTGCCAAACCCTTGTTATCGGCTGTTTTTCTTTTTCTCGATGATATTCGTGAACCTGAACACGCCTTTGAATACACAAAACAAGAAATGTTCCTAAAACAAAAATGGGAAGTTGTAAGGAATTTTGATGAGTTCAAAAGTCATATTGAAATAAACGGAATGCCTGTTTTTATTTCGTTTGACCACGACTTAGCCGACACTCACTACACGCCCGAACACTTATGGACTGATTATGATAAATCAAAAGAATGGCAAGATAAACAAGTACATAAAGAAAAGACTGGTTATGAATGTGCAATGTGGTTGGTAGATTTTTGCATAGACAATAATTTGCAATTACCTAAATACTATTGTCATTCAATGAACCCTGTCGGTAAAGATAAAATTGTCGGTTTATTGATGTCGTTCCAAAATAGCCGATAACGGTTTGCAGATTGCCGAAGGTGGCGAATACGAAGCACTAAAGTTGATATAAAAACAAATGTTAAACCGAAGCACAACAGTTGATATTAGCACTAAACTGCCACTTTTGGCAATATGCTGTTATAAGCCGTTTTTCTTCACAAATCAAAAATAATGACAAGAGAGCAATTAATCGAACTTTGCCAAGATGCAGTAGTTCACCACACAAAATGGAATGACCGTGATAGTTATTCAGCACAAAAAGGAATACAATCAATTTATGAAGGCTTGACTGCTGGATTAGATTTTAGAATTGTTACAAAAGAAATTTCACCCGATTATCATTCGGATGATAGAACTCTAATTGTTGAGTTTTTACAGCCGATTGATTTTGATAAATTGAAAGATGCAAAACACTTAGAAATTTCTTCAAGGGAAGATTACTTTAAAGATTGCGACCCTGAGTATGAAAGTGAAATGTTTGATGGAGATGGAATTGATTTCTATTCGTCATACACTCAAACTTACATGCCAACTCGTCAAAGATTGGAAGAATGTGGAATTGGGAACGACTGGTATTAAAATGGCTTATAACGTTTTGCGTATATGTGCAGTACGCAGAAACGAAAGTTTAAATTAACAACAAATGCTGAAAGCGTATTGCACATATACGCTGTTAGGCGAAGTTACTCTTATGGATATTAAAGAATTGAAACCGCAAGAAATGCAAGAAATAATCGACTTCTACCACCACATAGAAGATTATGGACATATCTTTCATTTTGAACCTGAAAAATTAGATGAACCTTTCAAAAAGATTATTGAAGGCATTTCGGAAATTAGAAAGATGATGGATGATAGTTACGGTATGTAATTTCGCCTAACGGTTCGGCGGCTGGCGTAGTAACAATAAAATAAACAATATGAGAAAGATACTAATAGAACTTGAAATTGATTGGGAAGGATACGATGATGTAGCGGATGAATTGATTGTTCAAGATGCAATACAGGCAAGAGTAGATGGTGTTGGGTGGAAGTTATTGCGCCAACCGCCTGATAGCGGTTCGTTGCAAGACAGGTTGTTTGAATTGGCAAATGATTTTGCAGTAGCTAAAAAAGGTGAAGTAGCGGTAAAACTTCATAGTATCCATAATGGATTGCAATGACCGCTAACTACGCAATAGTCGCAATATTGCGTGATATTTTTTCCTTCCAAATTATTTTTAAAAATATTTTTGTAATTAAGATTTCCGCCTTAACTTTGCCGGAGTTAAAACACAAAAACATGAATACAGAAAATTTTGAAACTTACGAGTTTGAGTACAACGGCAAGAATTACGCATTCGAGGCCGAAGTTGAATTTAAGTTCGAAGGCTTCGATGGCATCGGATTCTTCGAATTTGGCGGTTCACAGGATTATGACAAAGGGAATCCAACTTGGGATGTTATTACTGTTACCATCAAGTGGGTACACGACCCGGATGCAGGTGAGTTTCTCGACCTTGCCACCATTAGCCCCGATTTAATCGAGGCCATAAAGGAGTTCGCCACAGAACACTGCGAAGAACCTGAATACATCGACTAACAAGATTAAGATACCCTGCCTGATGTTAAGCGACCGCATCGGGCAGGCTTTCACCCGGTCGCAGAATCAAACAAATGTCTAATTTACAAACAAACCAACCAGACCGATTTCCGGTCAAAACTTTTTTTACTCAGGATGGGGTAAAAAAGAAGTTTGATGAATTGCTTGGGAAGCGTTCATCTGCCTTTATTACAAGCGTTCTTCAAATTGTAAGTAATAACTCCTATTTACAGAATGCATCGCCTCAGAGCATCTTTAATGCGGCCTGTGTTGCGGCAACTTTAGACCTGCCAATAAACAACAATTTGGGATTTGCATACATTGTTCCTTATGGAAAGGATGCTCAGTTTCAAATGGGTTATCGAGGTTTTATCCAATTGGCACAAAGGTCTGGACAATTTAAAACCATTTCAGCCAGCCCGATTTATGAGGGTCAGTTAATTTCTGAGAACCCATTAACCGGATTTGAGTTTGATTTTAAGGTTGAAAAGAAAGGAATCCCGGTTGGTTATGCAGCTTATTTCAAATTACTTAATGGGTTTGAGAAAACACTTTACATGACCACCGAAGAGCTAAAACAGCACGGACTACGTTTCTCTCAGACATTCAAACGTGGAGGAGGATTATGGAAGGACGATTTTGATTCAATGGCCCTTAAAACAGTTCTAAAACTACTCCTTTCAAAATTCGCTCCTTTGTCGGTTGATATGCAAAAGGCGGTCATTACCGATCAGGGAGTAATTGATAATCCTGATACTTTGGATGTGGCCTATGTTGATAACCAGGAACAGGAAATAAACCATGAAATTGACCGAGCTACCAAAATGATTGAAAAGCAAACAACGGTTGAAAGTTTGGAAGCTGTTTTGTCGCAATTTTCAGATGACTTAAAAATTGAATTGCAGCCAGTAATTGAGAATCACAGAATCTTTATTGTTAATGCAAATGGATAAGCCTAAATTCAGATGTTCGTCATTAGGTCATTTAATGACTGAGCCGAAAGCCGCAAAAGACAAAGAATCAGGTAATCTATCAGAGGGCGCAAGGACTCACGTTGTTGATGTCTGGACTTCATGGAAATACAAGCGCAATGAAGATGTTTATTCAAAGTATATTGAAAAGGGCAATCAGTTGGAAGAAGATGCGATTACGCTTGTTTCTTTACAATCAAATGTTTTCCACAAAAAGAATGAAAGGACTTTGGAAAACAATTGGATTTGTGGAACTCCTGACCTTTTTATAGGTCAAAGCATTGAGCAGGCGGAATTCATTGAAGATACAAAATGTTCATGGGATGTCTTTACATTCAACAGGACAAAGCATAAGAAGTTGAATGACCTTTATTACTGGCAAATGCAAGGGTACATGATGCTGACCGGAGCCAAAGAAGCAAGACTAAGATATTGCCTACTTAATGCGACTGATGACCTTATTAGAGATGAATTAAGGAAGTTAGGCTATGCGATGCGATTGGTTGACTTTGAAGAAACCAAAGAATACATTGATAGGGCTGCAAAGGTTGAAAGGAATATGATTTATGATTTGGCTGCATTTCGTAAAAGATACCCTAATTTTGATTTGCACTTAAATGTAGCTGAATGGAAATTTGATATTGAACCGGAAAACAGATTGTTTACAATTGTAATTCCACGTAATGAATCTGATATTGAATTGATAAAGATTAAGGTTAAAAAGGCATGGGAGTACATTAAAACGGTTTTAGATAAAAATTGATTTGGTGTTTTAACGATTGGTAACGAAAAAAGGGAGGCTTTTGGCCTCCCTCTTTTTTTTGGCACCTATCGAAATTAGGTCGCCTGAGTAAAACTTGCATTCAAGATGCCATTCACACCGGCAAGGCGGTCTCCAGCCTTATACATATCCAGAGGAGCAGTATAAAGACCAAAGTGCAAGCCCATGATGAAGTCGTAATCTTCGTCACAGCCGTTTTCAACAATGCGCAGGTCAGCATTCAATCCGGGGATGCCGGGCATTGGAATGGTCATGCG